AATTTGTGTTATAATGAGTTAGAAGATTAAAAATGTGAGATAGTGAGGTGAAAGAAATTGATTTTTTTAGACGAATATAAAAACAAAGACAATCAAGGAATATATTGTATTAAAAATTTAAAAAATGGAAAAGTATACATAGGTCAAACAAATGATAGATTTATTGAAAGATATTGGAATCATAAATGGAAATTAAATAATAAAACCCATGATAATAAATATTTACAAAATTCTTGGAACAAATATGGCGAAGATAATTTTGAGTTTTATGTGTTGGAGGTAGTAAATAATAAAGATATTATAGACGAAAAAGAAAGATTTTATATTAAAAAATTTTCAAATAATTATAATATACAAATGGGTGGTCAAGATTCAACCATGTTAGGTACAAAAATGTCTGAATCTACTAAGAAAAAAATAGGAGAAAAAAATAAAATTAATGGAATTGGAAGAAAGGCAAGTGAAGAAACAAAATTAAAAATGTCTAAAAGTAGATTAGGAAAAACCAATTGGGACAAATGTTCCGTAACAAAGGAGCAAATAATACAATCTAAAAAATTATTAATGAGTGGGATGACTCCAATAGACGTGTCTAAAAATATGAATATTAGATATAAAATTATTAATGGATTATATTCTAACAACGCATATAAAAACGCATTTGTTGAAGGATGGGAAGATTTTTATAATAAAACAGACCATAGCAGAGGAATGTCCAAAAATGATATTGACGAAATATTAAAATTGTATGAAAATGGAAACAGTATTAATAAAATAAGTAAAATTATTGGTCATTGTCCAAGAACTATTAGTAAATATATTAAAAGGAGAAATGTTGATGAGTAGTAAATATGGTGTAAAAATAAAAAATATTGAAATTAGTAGTCTTTATGATTATAAAAATGGAACAAGAGATTATTTTTTAAGCAAAAATGCAATGTTTACTAATAGTTTGTTTTTAGATTATTTATTAGAGAACGGATTAAATGTAACAAATGGTGGTTTTACTCAAGATATTGTTTGTTTTGAATATAATATGAATTGTAAATCTTATGAAGAACAAGTTAAAATAGTTGAAAAAAGTATTGAAAGTAATTTAGAAGATGAGAATTTTGATAAAGAAAGAGACAAAAAATTAAATGAATTTTTAAATAAAGTACATTCTCTTTCTAATAATTTTGTTGAAATAAGTAAAGATGATATTAGAAATGATTCATATAGCAAACCAATATCTATAGTTTATAAGAAGAAAAATAAAAATGATGAGTACAAAGAATTAAAAACAATTAAATATAAACAATTATATCGTAGCACTGGAAAAGCAAAAAATGGGTCGTGTATGTTTATAAATGAAAAATTATATGATAAAGCAACTAAATTTTTGAGAATGGGGATAGAGATACCAAAAGAGAATTCTCCATTAGTTGAGATTAGAGCATATGAACCTTTAATATCTAGTACGATTATAGACAGAATAAAGATAGACCCTAAAAATATTCTAATATTAAAAGATGTGGACTCATTTTTTGAGACAAATGTGATTATAGTGGAAACACAAAAAGTAAAAGATAAGAAAAAGGGGAAAAAGAAAAATTCAGTTGAAGATACGTTTCATAATGAATGTATTACTAGAAAAGAAAAAAATTACAAATTAAAAAATACTTTATTCGATGGTCAAGGTTTAATTGATAAAAGTATCTTTCCAAATGATTGTGATGGATATGTTCTTTTAAGACAACATTTTTGTAAGATGGCTTGTTTTTGTACTGATATACAATTGTTTTTTAAAGATAAATTTAAAGACAAATATGAAAACGCAAAAGTAAAAGATATGTTTGGAAATGAACATTATGTAAAAGATATTAAATTGATTACAACAGATAATGCAATGAAGTGGCTAAAATTTGATGTGGGTTATGAATATTGGTGCAAATGGGTAAATATATGTCATAATAATTTTGGGATTGTAAAAACTGCTCATAAGAGCAAATTGGGTAATGTTCAAAAAATGTCATATCAAATGGTAAATTCATTAGATTGTAATATTATGGAAAATGTTGTTAAAGAAAGTGTAGAATATGTAAGTCAATTAAAAAAGGATAATAATGTATTTTTAGAATATTTGAAGTTGAATAGCAATTTTTCAAATGATTATGAAGTATTGGTGGCATTATGTAAACAAAATTGGGATTTTACTAGAAGTGAATATTTTAGAACTAGAAAATTTAAAATAATTCAAGCATATGTGCAAAATATGAAATTAGGAAAAATTATTCAAAATGCAGATAATTTAGTAATAGTTGGTTCTCCATATGCCATGCTTTTACATTCTATTGGTGAAAATGTTGAGAACGACAATACATTTGTTAAAGAAAACAATACCATACAATGTTATACAGAAAGGTTTGACAATGGAGAATATTTAGCTTTCTTTAGAAGTCCTTTTAATTCAAAAAATAACTTATCTTATTTACATAATACATATGATAATAAATTTAAAAGATATTTTATTTTTGGTAAACAAATAATCGCTATAAATATGATACATACGGATTTTCAAGATAGAAACAATGGTTCAGACCAAGATTCAGACGCTGGATTTACAACAAATCAAAAAGACATAGTGAAACACGCAAAAAAATGTTATTTAGAATATCCAACAATTGTAAATAACATTCCTAAAGAAAAAAATAATTATAATGATACTCCATTAGATTATGCAACAATTGATAACAATATTGCAAACTCTAGTTTTGTGATAGGAACTTCTAGTAATTTGGCACAAATAGCACAAACATATAGTTATAATTTTACAGATGAAAAATATCAAAATTATGTTTGTATTTTATCAGTATTGGCACAAGTAGCAATAGACAGTGCTAAAAGAAGATTTGATATTGACTTAGTAAAGGAAATAAATAGAATACAAAAGGATTTAGATATAGATAAAAATGGTTACCCTATTTTTTGGAAAGAGATTAAAAAGAAAAATGATAAATTTGGATTAATTAAAAAGAAAAAGCAAGATAACACTCAATATAATATGAATTTAAAATGTCCAATGAATTATTTATATGAATTAAAGTTTCCCACATATCGCTCAAGTGAGACAACTTTACCAATGAGTTATTTTTTTCAAAAGTTTAAATTAGAAACTAATAGGAGACAAAGTAAAAAGGTAGAAGAGTTTATACAAAATTATTCTTTTGATTTAAAAAACTATTATACAGATTGTGATTTAAATAATACAGAAGAAGATTTTTTGTGTCTAAGAAGTGATTTTAATGATATGATAGAATCTATACAAACTATTTATCTTTCCAAAACCTATCTTGGTCTTATGTCATGGTTAATTGACAGAGCATTTTTAATAACCGACAATATGAAACCAAACAAAGGCTATGTAGACTCTAAAACAGAGATGAATAAAGCAATACTTTTAAAGACATTATATAATATTAATTCACAAAATCTATTAAAATGCTTTAGTAAAAATGCTTAAAATACACTTTTTTGTTACACCGTAAGTGGACTTAGTGGCTACAAAGCCCCATTTTAAGCCATTCTTGAGACATTCGTTATCTACCCATATGATAGGGGCAGAAAACTGTAGTGGCGAGTAGCCCCACCGTTATTTACCAATACGGAATATAAATATGGTAATTGCAATTATTTATTATAGCCTACCTATGGGCTTTATACATAGGTTAATACATAGACCTCACTATCTTGAAACAATATTATCTTTAATTAGATTTATTGTTTCAAGATTTTAATAAAAAAGAAAGGAGTATAAAATTTGGCATTAACTAAAAAAGGTCAAAATCCAATTAAACATACAAAGGGTCGTAATGCTAATTCATTAAAGGCTAGAGAAGTATTTAAGATTATAGGTAAAACAGTTGACCTACCACATGAACGAGTGCAAGATGTATTTCAAGCATGGTATGAAATAGTTGATTATTGTCTTGAACAAAACATTGATATACCGATTCTTAATATTGGAGTTTTAACTTCTTCTGAATTTAAGGCTAAGAAAAAAGGTGACATTATTCACATTAGAAAAGGATTTTCTTATAGAGATAAAAATGGCGAAGTTCAAAAAGCAACAGAAAATTTTGATATGATTGTAACAGAAGATAGACCCGACTACTATGTTCCAAAATTTAAGTTTTATAAATCCTTTAAGGAAAAACTAAAGGAGAGTACATATCATTATGGCGAGACTAAATAAGAAAAAAGTATGTCAGCTTATGGCATATGAATTAAAGAAATCAGACAGAAGTGTCGAAACGTACATAAATTGTTTTATTAACTTGGTTATAAAAGAAATAAATCGAGGTAATGAAATACAGTTAGATAGGTTTGGAGTATTTAAGCCTAAATTTACTGGTGGCATAGATAAATATGTTTGTGGTGAAATTAAATATATTGACCCACGCATAGGTATTGAATTTTATTTAACAGAACATGGATTAAATAAAGTTAATGGTGAAGTTGTTTCTATTAAAGAAAAGAA